TCTCCGGCGGGAACATCAGCACCCATCTGTTGCTGGTGGCCTCGCTCTTCTCGTAGTTCGAGATCGTCCACGCCACCACGTCAATCGTCGGCACGTCGTTGCCGTCTTCGTCTGTCTCTTCCCCCAGCACCCGCTCGATCACTTCCTTGCGCGCTCTCGGCTTTCCATCCGGCCCCATCGTCCAGAACCGGATGACGTACTGGTGCACGCGCTCCATGTCTTCGCTGTCTGTGACGATCTCCACCCACATCGGATCAACCGGAACCAGGCGCGGCAGGCGCTCGGTAAAGTCGCGGTGCTCGTATTCGTCCAGCATGATCTTGAGGTAGGAGGTGCCCAGCACGGTGCCGTTCTCGCCCAGCTTGTGCAGCAGGATGTTCTTCTTGTTGACCTCCCAGACGGCATCGACGTAGGCCTGCTCGTCCGGCACGTTGCCCTTGTCGTCAGTCTCCCCCGGCAGATCGAACTCCACGCTCCTGCCGAAGAGCAGCGAGATCGATCGTTCAATCACCAGGCCGACGTAGTTGATGGCGATGTTGTCATTGGCCTGGTTGGCCTTGACCTTCAGTTGCTGGCGATGGTAGCCGCCCCGGTACTGCTTGAGCTGGTCAAGCCGCTCAAGCCTGTCCTTGCGCTGCTCGTCCCCGGGATCTCCGAGAAAGAGCCAGTTCAGAACCCAGTTTCGTGCTGTGTCAATCAATCCCATGTTCGCCTCAGTCGTAAAACGGGTTAGGGGCGGTCGTCACCTGGCCCACCAGCGCCAGCTTGTTGAATGCGCCGCTTGCCGCGTCCACCTGGTCGCGGTAACGGCCTGACGGGAACACCGTCAGCTCGTCCACAAACGGCCTGTTCCAATCGCCCCTCACCAGAAGCACGTTGCCGGCCTCCGCCTGCGCCGCAAACGGTTCTGCCCTGACCTCTTTCGAGCCAGTCACCCGGTCCGCCCTGACAATGTGACCGGCCAGGTTCTTGATCGTGGCCTCGGCAGACTCCTTGCCCCCCGATCCAGGCTCCTGCTCCACCCACGTCTCAACACGGCCCAGCGCGCTGTCTTCCTGTGCCGTGCTCTTGATCACGGCCTCCCTATCGCCTGCCCCCCACTGCCCCCGCACAACGTCCGCAACGTAGTACAGGCCGTCTTTCTCCAGCATCAGGACCCCTGCCGTGAATGCGCCGCCTCCGGCCGTCCCTGCCTTGTCCCAGTAGCGGACACGGCGAGAATCAGCCGGTGCAGCATCGATCCTGCGGGAAAACCACTCCCGCTTGAACATGCCGCCCTCGGCCGGCTGCGGCCGCTGCTGGTAGAGCGCGAAGTAGCTGTTGTGCAGCACGCCATGAATGCGATCCAGTGCCTCTTTGTCAAAGCGATCGGGCCACAACGGTTCGCCTGGCTCCCGGCCAAGCGGATCACTGTCTTCGGCCTCGGCCGGCAGGCTGATCACCGTCCAGTCCTCCGAGCCGTCTTCCAGCAAGCGCCCTGCAAGGTCAAGCTCGTGCCAGCGCGTCATGATCAGCACGATGGCGCCATCAGGCTCAAGCCGGGTGTACAGGTCGTCGGTGAACCACTCGTACACCTTGTCCTGGTAGGTCGTGCTTTCGGCCTCTTCCCGGTTCTTCACGGGGTCGTCAATGACGATGATGTCGCCACCGTAGCCTGTGACACCAGAGCCGACACCGACGGCACGCATCCCCCCGCCGGCCGCCGTTTCCCACTCTTCAACGGCCTCACGGTCCGGGCTGAAATTGACACGCCCACGCAAGAGCCGGCGGGTCTTTCGGCTGAACGTGTTGGCCCGGCCCTGGTTGTAGGCCCCGACGATGATGCGCCGGGTCGGATCCGTCTCCAGCGTCCAGGCCGAATAGCGAACAGTCACCAGTTCGGACTTGCCGTGCCGCGGAGGCAGGAAGATCATCAGCCTGCGCAGCTCGTCCGCAGTTAGTTTGTCAAGGTGCTCCCGCACGTACCGGATGTGGGGTGGCGTCCAGTCGTATTCGGGTGATACCGTGCTCAGCCAGGAACCAAAGCCGCCAGTGTCCCCCGCGGCCTTACGCCTCAGCTTCTCCAGTCGCAGCGACTTCAAGGCCTGCGGACTCAAATAGCTCTCGAGCGAGGTGCGCGCCGAGTTCACGCTCGACATCTTCCCGGCTTACCTTCCCGTCCCGCAGCAAGCCAACAATTTCGTTGCGCCAATCCTTGAGAGGCTCCCGCTCCTGTCGACCCCACCGATCGGGGAACTTCCGTTCGAGCATCCAGGCCGCGGCCTGCCACGTGCCGCTTTCGGCCGCCTTCTTGATGACGTTGACATAGTTGGTTTCGCCCCGAGAGAGAGCCTTTTTTATTACAGAATGAAAGTCCTGAAACGGCGTCCTGCCATCGGAGTCCTGTTCGCCTACCTGCATCCAACGGTAGAACGTCGTCGTGCTGATGCCAACGACGCTGCAAGCCGCTTCGATGTAGTTGCCTGCGGCCAGGATGTCGGCAAGCTCTTCCTGAAGCTGCGGTGACCACTTAGTCGGTCTTCCAGTCATCTTCCCGCTGTTCCGCCACTTCCTGCGTGATGTCCTCCAGAACGATGATCTGCCCCCGGCGCTTGATCAGTTCGTACGCCTCTTGGTGGGCCCCCTCCGGCAGGTTCAACGTCACGTTGAAGCTGCTGTCGGCCATCGTCTTGACTTGCTTGACCTCGAACGTGTAGACCATTGCCCCTCCAAACAAAAACCCCGGCCGCCCTGTTGGGCGAGCCGGGGCACTACTCCCGAATAGTTGTGTTGGCGGCGAAGGCCAGGACCCTTTACGCGGGGCCAATTACCCGTTAGCTAGACGGCACCTGGGCGTCCTCCCGCAACCGCACCCTTATCTTACCATCGGCGTCAACGCACTAAAACAGTCAAGGCCTCCAGCCGGGCCAGATCGAGCCCGACATCATATGAACGTCGATAGCGGTCCCTCCGAATCCTGCATAGTACCTGACCCGATCAAGCTTTTTCTTCGGTGCCCCACATGCAACACATCCGCCGCGCTCATCGGCCATAGAATACTGTTGGCAGTACTCGCACGTCGATCGCTCTGACATCATCGCCTCAAGTTCGCTCATTGGGGAACCACGTTTTTAACGGCACGGTGACGCCGACGCCGACAAACGCTTCATTGTATTGCTCTCGCCATGCGTCTATCCTACCAAGCCAGTAAGCGGCCACAATCTCAGCATCTGCCGTGTCTATCCTCTCGCCAAATATCACGCCATTTTCCATGCGGCGGCGCAATCTTTCAACCTCGTCCGCAATCAGAATATTAGCCTCTCCCGCCATTATCTCTCCCTCCGTGAAAGTGCGCCGTGGCGCCGCAGGTGCAGGTTCGCACCGCCATGTAGCACACAACGTCACCAACAACAATGGCCGTCTTGGCCTGCACCTGGTAGATCGTCGCAAGCTCTTTAGCGCATGACGGACAGCGCCAGACACCAACAGATCCACCCTGGTACTGCTGAGCGAGCATCAAGCGAAGTCCTCTCTTTGCAGCTCGTCTGCCCACCCGCAGTAGACATAGCTGGTGTCTCCTGCTCGTTCATAAACCGCGTATCTGATTGGAGGCGCCCGGTCAAAGTCGCGGAACGGAACGAAGGCATATCTGCGCCCCCCCTTGAGCTGGACTGTGTAGCCGTCGGCCACGCCCCCGAAGAGCTTGACGCCAACCTCTGTCGGGGCATTGTGATAGCCCGCCATGACAGCCGCGCTGTCCCATTGGCAAAGCCACATCACCAGACGAAGGATCAGCCGGCTGCGCAGATCGATCAGCCTCTGCTTCATCGCTAGGACAGAACCATCGCGAACATGAACAGGCCGAACACCACAATCACGAGGCCCATCACGAGCAGGCACCCGCTCTGGAAACATCCCCCAGCGTCTCGCTTGAATTCCTGGTAGCTAGTCTGTTCTGACATCTTGTGCCTCCAGTCGTTTGCGCTGCCAGTCGGCAAGTTCATTCCATGTGCATTCGCTTGCGGTATTCATCTCGGTCCTCGACCAGCGAGGCAATGGCGGCGTACGGGCAAAGGGCCTCGTGTGCCTCGAAATTGTAGGGGTCCTCATTCGGCACGAAGAGGTTGCAGTGAATGCACCACGTCGTCTTGGTCGGCGTGTGCAGGATGCGGATACCGTAGTTCAATGTCCGTTCAATCGGTGTGCTCATCTCGCCTCCAGTCTCTGCGGCCGCCATCGCTCGTCGCCCTCGGGCGGCGGAGCGGCCTGCAACCCTTCGTTGCCCCGAACCACAAACCTATCT